CAAATACGATACACCACATCCATGCTAATACTTGCATGACCATATGGCGAACTGCCAAATTAGTAATATTACTAAGGGGATTATGGCTGGAATCCATTACTACATTCCAGCTGCTAACTACGAAATCTTTCATATTATTTTCCTATTATACGTTGTGTTATGATTCTATTATATACCATATTTATATGTATGTCAATAGAAAATGGAGGGGCTTTCACCCTCCTGCATGTTTATCCTTTAAGGAACTCTTGCTCACCGCGATTGATTTCAATCTTTTGTGGCTTCTTTTCTTCTGGGATAACATTTTCTAAATGTACGGTTAAAATACCGGCATTCAAATCAGCTCCATGGATTTCAATAGTATCCATTAATGTAAATTCTCTTTTGAAGCTTCGTGCTGAAATACCTTTATGAAGATAGTTTTTATCATCATCGGTATCTTTATTACCAGCAATAGTCAATACACCTAACTTCCGTGAAATATCTAAATCGTCATAATCAAAACCAGCGATAGCTAACTGAAGTTCGTAGCGATCGTCATCTAGTTTGACAACATTATAAGGTGGATATTTTGGGGATGTTGTTGGTAGCGTTGTTGATGTCATTCTATCTAACATTCGGTCAAAGCCGATAAAGAATGGATCATTAAGCATATTTGTGTTGAATGTACGTGTGTTCATTTTAGTTCTCCTTATTAAGCGAGTTTAATGTAAGGAACCCATTATGGCATTCCTATTACTATATATAATACTTTTTATTCAAATGTCAATAGTTAAATGCAATTTTATTCAATATATGGTTCAAATTCTGTACCATTTGCTACAAGACAAGCGATATTCCCTGGGAAAAGTGCCAATAAGGACCATGTCCCTGTGTCTTGGTTAGTAGTGAATACCATCTTATTAGGTACAATTTGGCCGCTTATGTGGCGCTGAACCATATCACCTTTAAATAACATTTCTTCGTTTTTCTCTCTAACAACTTGTGCAACAGTCATAAAATCAGAACATGGCTGTGATGCCATAAAAGGTTGATTAAAAGGTTGTTCTTGAGCTACTAACGGGGTGGCAAGCAGAGTTAATGGTATTAGATATTTAAACATATCATGTCCTATTCTCCAGTGCTTCCAAACCCTCCATCTCTATCGGTCTTTTGCTCTGGCGCTGTTTTGGTTTCAGTTAACTTAATATTGGTAGTTTTTTCAACGATACACTGTGCTAAACGTTCGCCGTTTGAAATAGCAGCCAACGAGTCTGTTTCATTAACTAACATTATATAGGTTTGTTCTACATAATCTGAATCAATAATTCCGACACCATTCGCTAAGGTTAAACCTCTTTTTAAAGCAACGCTTGACCTAATATACATTTTAAGTACATGTTTATCTGGTACATCAAAGATTAAACCTGTTGGCACAAGTACTCTTGTATCAGGCGGTAATTGAAATGTATCTCTATTAGTACCTACACCTTTTACAACAATGTGTAAGCGTTTATTCCAGTTATTATATGCTTCGAGTTTATCACCATGCTTAAAACATGATTTAATATCAAATGCAGCCGAACCATCTGTAGCGTATTCAGGTAACTCAGCATCTTCATTCATTCTATAAATTTTCATTATCACTTCTTTCCAATATTATATTTTGCTTCTAGCGTCCAATTTGATTTTTCTTTATGCGATATAATCTTAATTTGATTTAGTTGAGCAACAGGTTCTTTACTACCTTCTTTATTTACGATAGCAACTAATCCCCACTCTTCTAATAAGTTAACAATAGTATTTCTACGAGCTTCATCTTCTTCTGCAAACGTATCTACTTTACCGTCTAGGATAAACAATTCTTTAAAGTGTAGAATAGAGTATCTACCTTGCTTATGTAAAATATGACATGTTTGATAAAGTTTTTTCTCTTTACGAGACGAAATACCAATTCGAGTTAAAGTTTCCTTAATTTTTAGAAAACTGTCTGGAGATGGAAGAGAAATCTCGATTCCAACCCCTTTAAAAATATCTTCTGAGTTCATAACCACAGCACCTTTTTTTATTATTAATTATATGGTGTGGTCTCACACGGTGACCATCAGATATATTTATTGTTTTGAATATCTTACCTAGTAACACCACCAGTCGTCAACCTCGCTCTAATACTTTTCATATCCTCAGAAGACAAAGCTTTTAAATATAATTTTGCTATTGTCCGGTTACATTGATACACTTCTTGGATAGTATCGAGATCGTCGCTTTTGGCTGCCTTTGGCCATTTACTAAAACGTTTGCGTTTCCTAAACGCTGCGCGGTAATAATCAAACTGTGCCTTATATGGCAGGTGTGCACGCATATTCATTTCATTTGCATGTAGGATCGTATCTTCAAAGTTTACGAACCCTCGGTTAATAATATATGGCACATATAAATTTTCTGCCATTTCTGGATTTTCATGGTTACCAATAAGATCTTCCTTAGAGAAAGACGCGGCATTCATAAAATCAAAGGGTGTTATTTCTTTCGGCAATTGTTTCCTCCAAATCTTTTAACATTTCATCAAACTCTCCAGCACATTTTTTACACATCTTAAAATTAAGTGGTCCATCCTGAGTATCGACATCAACGCTATATACTTCTTTCTTATTCATTAGCGTTTGACAATGCCAACACGTGTGCATGCCTATGAGTTTGTTCATCCACTGACTCATTTGTATTCTGCTTCAATCATTACTTCTGTAAGGAAAGCAACCATGTTGACTTCAAGGTCAGCAACAAAATTAGCCTTATACATATAGTCAGCCATCGTTACTACAAATCCGGGAAGTGAACGCATTTCAACTTTATCAGCTGCCATATCATAGATCCGACGGAACATTTCATTCATATCTTGATCTGAGTTATTAGCAACCCATTTGCGCATGTTAGTAAAGTCTTTGGTTTTCAATAAACGGAATACTTCATCAAGTGACTCTTGTTTTAGATTGACAAAGATACCTTCATCAATTCTACCTGAGGCAGCGTATGATTGTAATTCAGTTAGTACTCTGCGGAAATCTGGGAAGTGTTTTTGGATTACTTTGGCTATAACAGCTTTATCGTAATCAACGTTTTCCATACCTAGAATTGTTTCAACTCTTTTCATAAACTGCATAGCTAGCTTAGGACGGTCGCTGGTTTCAATACTAAAATCAACTTCTGACAATCGAGATCGTAGAGGTTGAATGATACGGTTTTTAAAGTTACATGTGAATATAAATCCACAGTTAGAGGAATATTCTTCGATAAAGTTACGTAAAGCTGGTTGAACATTTGCAGCATTTAGGTAATCAGCTTCATCAAAGATAACATATTTACGACCACCACTAAGGGATACTGCCGATGCATATGTTGAGATATCATAACGAAGAGTATCAATGTTAACGTTCAATGAACCATTCTTTACAATATAATCACAACCCATTTCTTCAAGCATAGCTTTTGCGATGGTTGTTTTACCTACACCGGGACCACCAGACAACAATAAGTTTGGTACACTATCATCGGTAACAAACTTTTTAAACATTGCTTTGGTTTTGGCTGGTAGGATAGTGTCGTCAATTTTCTGAGGTCGATACTTTTCAACCCAGAGTACTTCGTTTGCTTTTGCATCAATAGACATATAATCACCATTTCATAATATAAAAATAAAGTGCGGGTTTATAACGAGAGCCCGCGTCGTTTAGTATTACTGAACCTTGTCAGCTAATGGTGCGTCTTCTGGTACATTTGCCGGTGCTTCCATTGGCATATTACCTTGAGGTGCTTCACCATCTTTTGGTGCGTTTTGCTGTAGGAATGCTTCGAATTTATTGCGTAGCATACCGATGCCAGCTAATTCATTACCCGCAATACCACCACGACGGCTTACTACGTCAATCATTTGAACTACGGTTGCGATGTCTTGCAACGATAGGTTGATTTGCTCTTGTTGTTGTTCTTGTTCGCTCATTTTATGTTCCTTTATTATAAGTCGACTTAGTATCAATAGCTACATAATATGTAGCATCGGTTCCCTTAAACTCAGAGATACCCTTTGCGCAAAGAGTAACATGGTAATCCTGAGCTAAGAGTTTAAGATTATCTGTTTTGATAATAACCTTAAATTCATCAGAGGTTGTGCCAATCTCTACGCCATAATCATCAGCACCTTGGTCGGCGCTATCAATAGCTTTGAGATAAACTTTACCCTCACTACCAACGAATGCAATTTCTTTGAATTGAAGTACGCCGGCAGCTTTAATTACTGATTGCATATCATCCCAAGATACATCAACAACCACATCCTTCGTAGGAAGGTCAATCTCTTTTTCTGGTGCTGCGTGGATCATTGAAATGTCGGCGAACGCGTATTTCGTACGCTGTTTACCTTCTGCAATTGTAAAGTATTTATCGTGGAATTCTACATCAGGATCTTTATACAGACCTAGAATTGATAGAAAACGCGATAGATCATAGATACATGCCTGTGATGGAATGTTATCTGTAATCGTGGCTTTTGCCACAAGTGTTTTTTCTGGTGTAATAGTCTTTAGTACATTGCCTTCCTTCATAAGGATAGACTTGTTGATTGTGGAAAAACTCTTTAAAATAGTAAGAGTGCGTTCAGAAAATTTCATTATGTAAGTGCTCCATTGTTTCTATATTATTAATTGTATCACAACTATCGTCGTATGTCAACTATTTTTTACCTTTATATGATTTTTGATTTGAAGATTTATCCGCTGTTGCTGATAGACCCAGTGATCCAATTGCTCCCATATTACCTTTAAAGATATATGAGCCAATGTGATTGATTTGCATCCAAGGACACATCCATACCTTCATTCCAGCCTGACGCGCTTTTTGGCAGAAGAAGTAATCTTCACTCAAGTAGCGTTTAGTTTTTGGATCAATGATACAGTCAAAGTAAGCCATAATCTCGTTAGATCCATCAAACTTCTCAGTTCTTGCATGATCTGGTTTATAACTATACTCTGGGTATGCTGCTTTGTATGTTTCAAACGTTTCCCGAGGAATACACATAAAGCCTGTACCACCTTCGCCAATTTCTAATGGCTCTGATAATTGAAAGCTTGACATTCTATCCACTGGATTAAAAACATAATCGGCAGTATATTGGTCTAGGACAAACGGATTTTCTTCTGCTTTACCTAGTTCAGCTGCCTTAGCAACCTTTTCCCATGCGATTGTTTTCTTAGGGTATGGACCAGTAACAATGTTATATTTTTCTGGGTTAGATACTTGTACTGCAATCATACCAAAAACATCTCTTGGATCAAAAGCAATATCTGAATCAATAAACACTAAGTGAGTACAATCCGATCTCATAAACTCATCAGCAACATAGTTACGTGCACGTTGAATTAAACTCTCGTTAAACAAATAGTAAAACTTTACGGTAATACCATTGGCTGCGCACATCATAGCTAGATCGGTACATGATTTTGTAAACGACCCACTACAGTTTCCTCCATACATTGGCGTCCCAATAAAGATTTTATATTTTTTTAGTTCGTCAACGCTGATTTCTATTTTCATATTTCAATTTGCTCCAAATCGTTTTCTGCACGTGTAATGGCTTGAAGTCGCAGAATGTCTGCAGCCACATCGTGTTTACTATCATGTGCTTTAAAATTGTATTCCCATTTGGCAGTATCTGATACAGGAACAAATCCGTTTAGTTTAGGGAAATCAAACTTAGCATCAATAAATGTACGAGTATCTCGGACAGCCCAAAACTTAAGGTAGTCATTCATAAGGGAAGTCTTATTTGCGTACTGAGCCAATCGCTCTAATATTACGGGATCAAAAGAATTAGATCTTGACCACCATCTATCAATTTTATTAGACGATCTCAAATAGTCAATTAATTTTTCCATAAACTGCGATGGTGTAAGATCGTTTGGTGTTGGCTTTAGATTAACTCTCAATGCTGGAGGTTGGTCGAGCCACCACTGTAAATCACGTTCGTTATATTTACATCCGTGATTAGTCATTTGGTCTTTAATATCAAACTTAGCTTGTTTCATGCCAAGTACCAACTCTTTAAAAGAATATGGATTTTCTGTAAATCGACTCCAATCAAAGGTCGTGTACGAGCAATCAATCGCCGGTACCTCACGTGAGTTTTGACCAATGGTTTCGAAGTCAATAATAAAGTGTGTGCTCATTATATAAATGCCTCTAGTGTATCTGCTTTAGTAATATAGTCCGCCTTCTGACTATGATTATACTGCATAATGTAGTCCGTGTCAACCATTTTTGCACTACCTTCGATATATTTTTTCACTTCTCCTGCCATGTCAGCAGCAGTTTGAACCGGAACGTTTTGGCAAATGTGGTTAGATGATTGCTTTGGATTTAATAGTTCAAAGTCTTGTGGTAATCCCATAATAGTCATGGCTTCTCTATATGTAATGAAACGATCTTCATCAGGATGCGTTAACATTTTAGGGTAGTGACCAACAAAAGCACCAATATAATCTTTTGGAATAGTTACGCCACGTTTCATAATGTTGCCACCTGATTTTAGCTTTTCGTATTTACGCATAGATTTTTCAGCTTCGTTATCATAGCCATGCTTTGTCATCCATTCAGAAACTTGTTTAAAGTTATATCCATTACGTTCAATATATGTAAATACACATAGACCTGATTTAGTAAACTTGTTTTCAACTAATTCAGAATGTTCCTTATGTGTTCTACCACCATGGATTTCATCTAATACAAACTTATAGTAAGGATTATCTGATGGAGTCTTATTGCTAATTGGTTCCATTTGGAAGTTTGATGTTACTTCACGTATCACTTCTTCAATAGGCTTATGTGGTCTATTGAAATATCCAAGTAATGGCGTTTGTGTATCTTTCCAAAAGAAGTAAAAGGATCGTTCTCTAACTTGTGGTGCACCGTGTAATAGAGATCTTGTTCTATATACAGACATAGTGTAACCGTTTTTCTTACCGATTTCTCTTAGTTGAGCTCTAACGTTTGTACCAATTTTACCTGCAAATGCTGGTGCATTCTCACCCCAGAATACTTTTGGCTTATATTCGCCTAAGATATATTCCGCTGTTTTACCCATCCATTGGTTATTTGGATTATGATCGCCATAACCGTGAGACATCATAGACAAACCAGCACATGGACAAACAGAGGATACTACATCAGCTCTTTCATTAACTGGTGGAGCCTCTCCTTGGTCAAGTAAATAATATTTAATTCTATTATCATAATAGTTTAAAATGTGGCTGTCGTTTGCTTGGAAACCGTCATATGACATAAAGTGTAATGGTTCAGTTCCAAACGCTTGTTGTGATCCAATAGTTTCGCCACCAATTAATGGAACGATAGATGCGTGTGTAATACTCATTGTTTACCTTTCTGATATTAGAAGAATGACTCTAATCCAATTGTTGGTTTTTCTGGAATTGGAAATTCTTCTAAGTTTGGCGCAACATAATTTGGATCTATGCTGGACATAATCTTATTATTGAGGAATGTACCGTCATAATATTCTGGTTTTAAAATTGTTTTCTGTAGTAGTTCTAACAAATGGTTATATTTTGCGGGATCGTCTTTTAACATTTGAATTCGCTCAGCCAGTTGTTCTGGAGATTTAACTCTTAGAAAGTCAGGAATGGCCGTATGTTTTTGTTCGTCATAAGTTGGATGTAAAAACGGAATTACACCAGCGTGGATCATTTCAATATACTTTGATGTTACCCAACCTTTTTTAATCGGAATGATAAAAGTAAATTTAACATCCTGTAGTTTATCTTGCAGCGCGTCAATTTTAAGAGATCCTTTAAAGCGAGTATCGCCTTCCATAATTTCATCTGCCCATTTGCCATAAATGTCAACATCTTTGTTATGGTCGAGGATCCATTCTTTCAATAATTTATAACGCGATGGTTTTCCTTCGTTTAATACAATCATAAAGTCTGTATTACGATTTCTATTTATGTCCGTACCATGTTCGTAATCTAAACAAAAAGCTGTTTCCATACCTGCATACACAGACTTAACTGGTGTTGGCGTACGTGTTTGGTCTTCATATGAGTTAATTTTATTTGAAATATATTCATAATCATATTGACCGAGTGACATTTCTGGTAGATGGAAAATATCTCTTGCTTGGTTCATAACATATCGTGGATCATTTACAATCTCAATATATTTTGGTTTACAATCATTTAACCACGACGTAATACCAGTCGTGTAACCCTTTGTCATATCAAGTACTGATGATATACTGTCAGGATCGTTTACTTTAATAATTCTATCTGGTATTGTAACAGAACCAACTTGACCAACCATTAATACAGTGCAGTCAAGTTCAACATTGTTATCTTTAAGATAGTTTTTTACGTGGTCATAATAGTCTTGGTTATAATGTTCAGGACCAATAGACCTTTTGTTCCAAACGTCAACAACGTTATTATATGGAAAAATATCGTGTTGTTCTGCTTCGTTTAAATAACCGTAGTCTGTACGTCCAATAATATAAAACGTTTTATCTGGGTTAAGGTTTGCCATTGCACGCAGTGTACAGCTAGCTTCGTTATCTCCACCAATAGGCGAATACTTGTTTCGTATAAACTTTACTGATTTGCCAAGTTTTCCAAATCCAATGTTTTTCATAATCTAATCCTTCATCAATTCAATAAAAGTATAAGGAAGCATTGCTTTATCATCAATATAGTAAACGCCGTATGGTTTACCGTATTGGATTTCATCATAAGGTACTTCAAACTCGTTTAACCAAGTTGTAGTAATCTCATCTACATCCTCTATAACTTTATTTATGTCTCCACGATGAGTCAACATTCTTCGAGCAGTGCTAATAACAATTTTATAGTCACGTTTTCTGGCTGCCTTGAGCGCTTCTATCATCTCTGGGATTGGCTTTGCTAGCCCATATTTTCTATACGTATCCTTTTCATCGTGATTAGGAATACATATGGTATCGTCTAAATCAACGACTAGAGTTTTTTGCGTAGTCATTTACATAATCTTTCATTCGTTGTTGTCTGTCTGGACAATCATAGTGTAGTTTAATACATGTGGCAATCAATAAAGCGCCACCATCAATTATTTCATTATATACCGTTGGATAGTATTTGTCAACTAGTTTGCTGAATGATTTGGAAACATACTCGGGATATTTGTTTCCTGTAACCAATTCAGAATAACCATGATA